CTAGGACTCACCCCTCGGTGATAACCTATGGTAGTATCCCAAGCCTGGGCCTCAGTCTAGCCAACTGACTAACCAAACTCTTCTGAGTGGTCTACCAAGCCAGTGAATTCTGGAGTCTACACTAAAGCGTTGACTGGAGTATACAAAGTCCATGTTGGAATGGGTGAAAGATTCAATATAATCTGAACCTTTGCTCCTGGCAAGGAGACCTATACCGTAAGGGTAGGCATTATACTTTGATCAATATACCGGTTAAGATGGAAAGGCTAGCACCCTCACTCCGTTGATAACAACGTGTGAAAGTAGATAAGGAAACAATAAATTTTCAGCTTTCACTTACTTCTTTAACTTGTTTCACTTACCAGTTCGACGTGACAAAGTTTGGATCTCTTTAAAAGAAATCTTCTCTTGGATACGTCTAGCCGGCCTAGTTGTAGTAAACGAAGACTTAGGAGAAGCATCCCGATTTTCTTCACGAGTCATTAGACTAGTAGAGAGAAACGGTTGGGGCATGACTTTCAGATATCTGAAAGAATGCTTTCGCATTGTTGTGCACCTTTCTGCTGGACACCCAGTAGTTCCAGATTATTCTGGAATTCGGGTGAAAGTCGATAGTAAGGGTTGGCCGAAAATACTTCCTTCTGGATGGCGCCTTAAAGCGTCTACAGATGTAGTATGGCTTCGGTTTATCCTTACTGTTCTTCAGATCTTCAGAGTGTTTCCGTACCACCCGCCTGTTAAATAGGACAGTATAACTGATCCTTTCGGGGGTTAGGTTAAAACCTTACCCGCTGATTTAATTTCAGAAGTGGCGCGTACTTTAAGATTTGCCCCTAGTAGAACTAATCGTTCGTTTGGGTTCTTCCTTTCTGAGAAAGCTGGGCCTAACTTTCGTCATGCCACGCACTCCTCTTTCTAGGATGCTTTAGCATTCTGGACAGATCTACCCTATCTCTTAACCTTTATAAGATGGTCTTATGTATCCAGAGGTTTTAACCTGCTGCACATTACTTCTCTTATTTAGATTATGATAGTTGGTTTACCGTAGTTCATCGTCTATTCCATTTTTGGAGTTACTTTGAAATTAGGAAAACTTAGCGTAGTTACAGATCAAGCGGGTAAATCCCGCGTAGTTGCAATTGCGAATTACTGGACTCAAGCAGCCTAGTAGCCTCTCCATAAATATATTTATCGATGGTTAGGTACCTAGGATACCGATGGAACTTTCGATCAACACGGCGCTTTAGAGCGCTTTATTGAAAGAAGCCCCAAAGGTTGTACTTTTCATTCAGTAGATCTTACTGCTGCAACTGATCGTATACCTGTTGATTGCTTAGCGCAGATCCTTGATATCTCTGGTTTCAGAGGTCGACTATGGTCTCGTATGCTTCATTTACGTTGGTACTATAAGAGTACCCCCGTCTTTTATGCGGTTGGTCAAGGTATGGGTTCCTATTCCTCTTGGGCAATGCTAGCGGTCTTTAACCATTTTATGGTAAGGATTGCTGCATTGCGTTCTGGTCTACCTGCCTCCTTTAACCACTATGTGGTACTTGGAGATGATGTAGTTATCAGTAACGATAGAGTAGCTAGTGAATACCGCCTGTAGTAGTCAGCACTCGGTGTAGAAGTAAGTGAAGGCAAATGCCTAACTTCTTCTAAACTTTGTGAGTTCGCTAAGCAGTTGCGTGGGCCCGAGTAGCAGATAACCCCTTAGGGGGCTGGTCTACTACTTAACTTTTAGAGGTTTCGATTAAATATCTATCCTCTCTAGCTTGAGATGTACCGTCTTGGTTATCTCGATTTTAGAGTCCCTGCTCGTGATTTCTAGTCTAGATTCTCCCTCAAAGAGGGTGAAATTAGATAGATTTTAGCAGCAGCCTTCAATCCTGGTTCTCATTTGGCCTCCAAAGGTCATGGGAGTTTAGCCGATGTACTGTTCGGTGGAGGGTGGAACCATTTAATGCTACAGTCACTTTACTTAGGTCTATTGACCGAAGTAGGTGACGTTGCACGCGAAGGTTTGTCTCAGTCTTTCGCAAAGGACCGTGACTACTACCATAATTGGTATCGTCACGTTCCTTGCTTCAGACCTGCTTAGAGCTCATACGAGCGTTTGCTCTATTAGATGTCTCCATCATTCTGGATATATACTCTCTCGTCTATAAGGACGATTGAGCAATCTATAGCCGACTATGATAGGTATCAGGAAATCCTGAAAACTACATGGGGAGCTAATAATCCATCTGAGGATGATCTTGAGACATTGTTTGGGGTTGGAGTTATCCCATTAGTTAATGGGAAAAGCTCGAAAGAATCTCGTTTGACTTTAAAAAGAGTCTCTCGTGTATTCCGTTATATCTTTAAAGATCAACGAGATACAGAGGTTAACTCTTCTTCCCGTAAGCCGGTGACCTTCACTACTTCTGACTGGATCTAACTACCTCTAATGGTAGCTGAGTTCCCTCACAAAGTTAACCCCCTGGACGTTATGTCCGTGGGAAGAGGACTTGATTCTTGAAGAATACCTTACCTGCGGGTGAGCCAGCCCTTCCTTCAATGGAAAGAGAGGAGATAACACACCACTTCTCGGGAGAGGTTTCGAGTAATCGGAGTCTCTAGTAAACCGTAGGTTCCTCAGTAAAGAGGCGTAAGAAAGCCTAGTAAGAATCATTTTCATGAACCATCGTTAGGTGGGGAAGTGACTTTGATAGTACTCTCAGTTACAAAGGGTGAATACCCTGCATTCGTGACAGACTACGACGGAT